CCCCGCCGAGGGCGGCGGGGCGGTGCAGCGGATGGAATACGCAGGGCTCCGCGGTGGGATCACCGAGCTCGGCGGCCAGGCGCTGCGCGGGGCGGGCTATCTCGCGTCGCGGGCCGTCGCGCCCACCGCGCAGGCGGCGGAGGAGCTCGCGCCCGCGCTCACGCAGCAGGCCGTCCGCGGCACCGTGCAGGATACCTCAGGCGCGGCGACGTCGGTGCGCCAGCTCCTGAACGATCCCCAGGCGCTCGCGAATTTCGACGTCGCGCCGGGCGATCAGCTGCGCCTGCTCCGCGCGTGGTGGAATCGTGCCGCCGCGAGCGGGCCGGACTTCGTGGCGAAGGCGTGGGACGCGCTTGGCCCCGAGGGGCAGGCGAGCGTCGCGGGCGACCATATCGGCGCGATGCAGACCCTCGTCGACACGATCGGCCGCGCGCAGGCGCCCTTGAGCCTCGCCGATCTGACGCTCTCGGGTGCCCCGGCCACGCTGCTCCGCGGCCTGGGGCTCGGGAGCGGCCCGGGATCGGTGGCGGCCGGCCTGGGGCTCGCCGCTGCACGCCGGCTCCCGCCCTACGCGATGAGCCGCGCGCTCTTGAGCCCGACCGGCTCGCAATGGCTCGCGGGCCTGCCGCAGATGGCGGCGGCCGCGGAGCCCTGGATTCAAGGGGGCCTGCGTGCCGGCGGCCAGGCGCTCGTCCCGTCGATCTGGCCGAGCGCGCCGCCACCGAGCCCCGTCACGATCCCCGGGGGTACGATGGCCGCGACGACGCCCTAAGCGCGGCGCGTGGCCGCGCGGACGCGCAGGTCGTGGCGGATGTCGAGGACGGCGAAGGCGAGATAGACGCCGAGGCCGAGCAGGAACGCCAGGGGCATCGGGTAGTCGTACCGCTCGGCGATCGCCATCGGGACGCCGAGGCAGATCATGCCGAGCGCGTAGAGCCGGAGATCGCGGCGGACGCTCGCCCACGTGGGTCGGGGCCGCGGCGGGCGGTGGTGCTTCCAGTACCAGTAGCTCGAGCTACTGAAGTAGCGTGTCACGCCGACGATCGCGGAGGCGAAGACGAGGGCCAGGAAGAGCTCGAGGATCATGGCTCTCCACCATAGCGCACGCGGCTGACTGTCACTAGTGGCAGTGTTATCCCTTCGGACACGCGACGCGCGGCAGCGTCTTCTGCACGACGGCGCGCTGCGCAATGTGCCCGAGAAGCCACTCGACGCACGGCACCGCCAAGTGCACGCGATCCCCCGACCGCAGCTTCATCAGGCGCGTTCCAGTTCCGGCGGGAGCCTCATGCGTCCCCCAGGAGTTCGAGGAGTTTCTCCGACTGGCGTATGGTCGCAGCGGCCCACGCAGCGGCCTCCGCAGCGTCCCTCGCAGCGGCCCGCGCAGCGGCCCACGCAGCGGCCCACGCAGCGGCCCACGCAGCGGCCTCCGCAGCGTCCCTCGCAGCGGCCCGCGCAGCGGCCTCCGCAGCGTCCCTCGCAGCGGCCCTCGCAGCGGCCCGCGCAGCGGCCCACGCAGCGTCCCGCGCAGCGGCCTCCGCAGCGTCCCTCGCAGCGGCCCTCGCAGCGTCCCGCGCAGCGGCCTCCGCAGCGTCCCACTGCGCGGGAGAAGGCTCGTCGGCGTCCAGGCGGCGCGCGAAGAGATCGCTTACGTGCACAATCGCCGCGCGCTCGCTGTCCGTCTCGGCGTACTGAATCACTCCGTCCTCCGGGTCGGTGAGCAGCCACCGCAGAAATCGGGACGTGACCAGTGAGAGATCCACACCGGGGCGAATGGCGTTGAGGAACCGGCGCGGCCACGTCTTCGCTACGTCAAGCGGCAACCGCTCAAAGAGCCCGTCCTCTAGGAGCGCGAGTGTCCTCGGGATGCCGAGATCGCTTTCGTAGAGCGCGTGCGCCTGGTGATCAATCCGCGCCTTCCCCTGAATCTTCCGCAGAGATTCGAGCGTGCAGCCAACGGCGCACCCCCTACCGTCCTCCCAGTACGTCCCCTTCACGAGTCGGTCGGCTTCCTCGTGCTCGGCAGCGAGGGTGAGGAGTTGGTCCTTCAATTTCGGGTCGCCGTGGTAGGCGACCATCTCACCACTGGTCATTGCGTGGGGCCCTCCGTGTCGGCTGCGAGATGGCGGGCCAGGAGGTGGAGCACGCCCACCGCCGCGAGCGCGATCAGCACCGCCTCGGCGCCCCCCTCGTCCGCGGGCCCGAGGGCGCCGAGCCCCGGGAAGCGCTCGACGGCGCGCAGCCGCGACATACGCTTGTCGCAGCCCAGGAGCCCGCACGCGCGTTTCCAGGCGACGGGGGATACCTGGATGAGCGGGCAGCCCAGCGCGGCCGCGATGCCTTGCCACAGGCCCACGCCGAGCCCCGTCCGATACGTGCTCGCGGTTCCCTGGTGCGGGCGCGCCCCGCCGCGCTCGAGGGCGACCACGAGCCCCGGGTCGTGCTCCTTCGCGGCGCGGAGAACGGCCACCATCGCGTGGAGATCGTACTCGCGCCGGCGGACGCCCTTCTTCGTCGTCCAGACCACCGGCGTGCGGGCGAGGATGCGGGCTTCCCGGGGCAGACCATCGACGGCCTGCACGATCGCGATGCCGCCCCCGAGCCCCGGGTCGATCCCGACCACGTGGGTTACAGCCATCCGGTCGCCTCGCGCTCGAACCCGCACCAGCAGCAGCGCGCGAGGACGACCGGGATCGTCGCCACGTCGTCAACGCTCACGTGGGGACCATGCTCGTTCCGCGTGCCCTCTCGGCGGTGCCAGCACGGCTCGTGATACGGGTGCCCCGCGAGCATCAGGCGCGCCTTGTGCTCGATCAGCGTCGTTTCCTGCGCCTCGTTGCTCACGGCCATCGGGAGTCCAGGCGCCGCGCGGGGCAGCCAAGCCGGTGGCCGACCCAGCGGCGGTGGCACTGCGAGCACGGCGCGCCCCAGCCCACGACGCCGCCGATCAGGAGGCCGAGCCCGATGGCGCCGCCCAGGTGGAGCGCCGCGGCCGCCGTGATCGCGCCCCCGGCGACGCCGGCGCCGAGGCTCCGCAGCAAGAGCCAGCTCCGCTCGCTCATTTCTGCCACGGCCATTTCCACGTCCAGCCGTTGCGTCGGCAGATGTCGCAAACGTAGGGCAGCTTGCTGCCCGCCAGGGGACGACCGCACACGGGACAGACGGGGGCGCTCATGGGAGCCGCCGCCCTTCGCCGCGCCGGCGGCCGCGATGGCTGAATTTCTCTCGGTCGGGGCAGGTCAAGAAATGCGAGATGAAGACGGGGCCCTCCATCGCCCTGGCGGTGCGGGCGGCGGCGCCCTCGCCGACGCGGTAGGCCGTGGGCACGAGCTCGAGCGGGAGCCAGTGGCCGGTGCGCTCGTTGCGCGCCCAGAAGAGCGTGATGCCGCAGGTCCGGCACGTCGGGGCCTGCTCGAGCTCCTCGGTCATGAGTGGCCGTGCTCCCGCCACGCGAGCGCCGCCTCGCCCTTCGCCGCGGCCTTCTCTTTCGCCTTGCGGTCGCGGATGCGCTGCTGCTCGGCGCGCCACCACGCCGCGTGGCGGGGGCACTTGCTATAGCGGACGATCCGCTCGCCCGCCTCGAGGTGGACGGTGCCCCACCGGCCGAGGCAGCGGGGCGGGAGCTCGACGCGCAGCAGGTCGACGGCGGCCTTGGCTGGATCAGGGTAGCGGCAATCGCCCTGCTGACAGCCGTCGAAGGCGTCGCGGAGCTCCTGCAAGACGCGCTCGCTGATCATCGCCGCGACGTGTCCGGGCGTCCCGTGTGGAGCGCGCGCTGCGGGGAGCAGCCCGCGCGGCCGCATCGTCGGCAGAGCACGAGCCCGTCCCGATCGGCCTCGATCCAGCAGTCGTTCTGGCAGGTCGGGCAGGCGCACCCCTGGATGTCGACTTCGCCGGCACGGTACCGCTCCTGCATCCGACTGAGTGTCATCGCACGAGCCGCAGCTGGCGCTCGCGGCGAAACTGCGCCTCGCGGCGCAGCCACGTGCACCACGCTTGGAACCAGTCGGCCATGATGGAGCCGTGCGCGCGGTGGTAGGCCAGGAAGAGCGCCCATTGTTCGTGGGCCTGCTCCTCGCTGAATCCTCCCTCGAGGGCGAACGCGAGCTCCCGTGTCCCGATCGGGTAGTACTCAGGCAACGGGGTGCGCGGGGCGCGCCGCGGAGGGCGCGCGCGCCTCTCCCCCCCAGGTAGATCTCCGAAAGACAAAAGATCCCCGAAAGAGGAGATAGGGGGTGTGGGGGAAAGAGGAGAGCCGCCAAGCTGCTCGAGGGGCGGTCCAGGTGACACGTCATGGGTGACACCCGCGTCACCGGTGACACCCCTCGCGGGCGGCTCATTGAGGCGGTAGATCGACGGGCGCCGGCCGCCCTGGGCGACGATCGCGATCACCCCGAGCGCCTGCAAGTGGCGGAGGCGGCGCTGGACCTGACGGCGCCCGCTCTGGGTCCGGGCGGCGAGGGCGTCCACCGAGGGGCAACAGCTCCGGCTCTCGTCGTCGGCGAAGTCGGCGAGGGCGACGACGAGCAGGAGCTCGCCGGCGTTCCAGATGCGCCAGGCCCACACGTCCTCGAGCAGCTTCCGCCCCATGATGCCCGCCTCCCAACTGTCATCCGTGGCAGTCGGCGCACCACCGCCGTACCACCACGTACCACCATCCGGGCCCAAATCCCGCCTGTGAACGCCCACCGTGGCCCGGATCGACCGACGGGAATTCGCGGGGTTAGTGGGTATCGGTGGGAGGCGTCGGCCCCCCCGGGCCGACTCTTAATCAGCGGGTCCGCGGTTCGAATCCGCGGCGGCCCACTAGCAAAGTCGCGGACTTGGCTCATGTCCGCAGCCTCCCACGGCTCCTCGACGGCTCCCGTACCACCACCGTACCACCATCCGGTGGGACCGCGGTGTCGAGGACGGCCACGGCCTGCGTGTCCGCCATCGGCAGGCCCGAGCCGTAGAGATCGACGGTCGTCTGCAAGCTCGCGTGGCCGAGCTGGCGCTGGACGTAGACGGGACTGATTCCGGCGGCGATCAGCTGGCTCGCGTAGGTGTGCCGCAGATCGTGGGGCTTGAGCGTGCGGCCGAGCCCCGCGGCCTTCGCCAGGCGCTTGAGCGCCCGGCGCACGTTGCGCCCCTCGAGCCGCGTCCGCTCGAGGGACGGGAACAGGAACGGGATCACCGGGACGCCGTCCAGGCCGACGACCTTCGAGAGCCCCGCCACGTGGGCGTCGAGGACCGCCGCGAGCTCGGGTGAGACGTCGACCACGCGCGCCCCGTGCTTGGGCGGTCCCTCGACGCAATGCCGGGCGTCCCAGGCGCGCTCGATCTTGAGGGTCCGCGCCGTGGCGTTGTAGTCCGCGAGGCGCAGCGCCAGGGCCTCGCCGAGGCGGAGCCCCGTGCGGACCAGGAGCAGGACGAACGGGTACCAGGCCGGGCGCTTGGTGCGGGCGAGCTCGAGGACCTGGGCGGTCTGCTCGCGGTCGAGCGCGCGGGCCAAGATCGCGGCCCGGCGCGCCGCGGCGGTCGGGTGGAGATGCAGGCGCTTCCCCAGTCGCGCGGCGGGATTGTCGCCGCGGAGCCCGTCCTCGATCGCCGCGTTGAGCAGCGCCCGCACGGTCGCGTAGATCGCATAGACGGCGCCGGTCTTCAAAGGCGCCCCGCGGACGCCGGCCTCGCGGCACGCGACGAGGAACGCTTTCAGCTCCGGGCGCGTGAGCTCGGCCACCGGCCGCGGTCCCAGCCGCGGCGTGACGTAGAGGCGGAGCTGACTCGCGTAGGTCGCGAGGGTGCGGGGCTTGATCGTCTGGCGGATATCGGCGAGCCAGCGCGTGGCGTATTCCGCCGTCGAGATATCCGAGCGGACCAGCGGGACCAGGCCCCGCATGGAGCGGAGCCGCGCGCCGTGCGCATCGCAGAACGCTTGCGCCTCGGCGCGCGTGCGAAACCCCGGGCTCTTCTGGGTCCCGTCGGGGAGCCGGTACTGGACGAACCACGGCTTGGTGACTACCGCCCCTGGCCGTCCGCCCGTGCGTCGCTGCGGGTGCATTACTCAGTCCTCGCGCCGCGGCGGGGGCGGGGCCGGTGGGTCCGCCCATGCTCCCGCTCCAGGCGCATAAGGCTCGCCGCCGCGAAGGGCGTCACGCCGCGCATGCCGACCTCCCAGCGGGCCACGGTCGTCACGGTGACGCCGAGGGCGGCGGCGAGGCGCTGCTGGGTCCAGCCCAGCCGGCGGCGGAGCGCCACGACGTCGGGGCCCGTTCTCGGGGTGGGGTGAATCACGGTGAGTTTCATCCCCAGCATGGTAGCCCTGGTCATGACCAATGGTCAAGCGGTGGCGGGTGCGGTAGGCGTCGAGGTCGGCGGCCTCAAAGTGGAGCCGGCCGGTGCGGGCGCCCTGGCGGATCGGGTGGAGCTCGCCCGCGTGGGCGCGGGCGCGGATCGCGTCGGGCGAGCAGTCGAGGTAGCGCGCGGCGGCCTTGGTGCTGAGCAACGCCGCCGCGCCTGGGGATGGGGTGGGGAGGGGGGCGAGGGCGATCAGCTGCTCACGGCAGAGCCGCTCCTCGAGGAGCCCCTTCAAGGTCGGGAGGACCTCCCGGGGCAGCTCGTCGACGAAGGCGCGGAGTTCCATACCCCGCGGTTAGCCTCGGATCGTTCCCTGCCGTGTGTGCTCCATCGCGCCCCGCCACTCCTCCTGGCGGCGCGTCCGGCCTCCGCGTCCCCGTCGCCGCCTCCCGCTCTCCGGGCGCGCCGTGTGGTCGTCGGTCGATCTCGTGCGTTGTCGGTGAGGGGCGGACGTCTAGCGCAAGTGCGCGCCCGCTGTCAAGCTGGGTTCCGCTGGGAGCGTTCCGGTGCGTCTGGGTCCAGATGGGCGGGGCGCGAGAACAGGTCGAAGGTCGGGTCCGTTTCGTACAGGTGTCGCACGTAATTGACGCACACGTTGGCGAGATACGTCACCTTGCGATCGTGCAGTTGAGACATCTCTTTGAGCCACGCACGGAGGTGGGGTCGAAAGGTGATCGTCTGCCGGTCGCGCTCGTCGCGTGTGGGGTGGTGCTTGGTGCGCTGTGATGTTCGGCGGTTCGTCTTGGTGCTCATGCCACCCCAGGTATGTGTGGACGTGTGTTTATACAATGCAGAGATGCAACTATCGGGTGCCGGCAGGTTCAGTCGGATGCCCTTTGGGGGTGCGGCCTTTTGTCCCACGTCGCCGCGGACGGGGTCCGGCGAGCCCACGGGCGACGACGAGGGTGGCCCGGGGATCGCCCTGGCCGAGGAGCTCGGCCCAGGCCAGCACGAGGCGGGCGGGGCCCACGGTGCCGGTGCGGCGGTAGCGCCAGAGCGTGCTCTCCGAGATGCCGAGTGCGCGGCAGGCGGCGGTCGGGCCGCCGGTGGCGTCGATCGCCCGCGAGACCGCATTCGCAGGGAGGAGGCGAGGACGCTTGCGACGCGGCGGGCCTGGCATCGGCGCCCGATGTAGCAGGGCCGCAGGGGGTGGCGCAACGGCCCAGACTGTCGGCCATGGTACCCTATCAACCTTGACAGTCACGGGGCGCCTGCGCTATGCTCCCCGCCATGCTGCACCCGGCCCGCTCAGCGCGTGACGACGTGGCGCGCCACCTTGCGGTGCGGCCCGGCGCTCGGCACCGCGACGACCCAGGCGCGCAGCGCCGCGGGGTCCACGTCGAGCGCCTCGCAGAGGGACAGGAACGTGTAGAGGCCGCGCTCGTTCGTCTCGATCCACTGGCGCGCCTTGCGTGCCGGTACCGAGTCCTCGGGGTAGCATTGCACGTCGTGGACGGCGGACTCGAGGACCGCGGCCGCGAGCCGTCGCGCGCCGGCGCCCAGCGTGGGCGCCCCGGGCTCGGGCCGATCGGTCGGATCGCACCAACTCAGTCCCCGCGCGTCGGGCAAGGCCACGGGGCCGCCCGAGTGAAACGCCCGGGCTTGCAGCCGCAACCCCGCCACCGCAAAGAGAGGCACTAGATCGCCGTCTAGCAGACGGACGCTTTCAGGAGAACCGGCACGTATGGAAACCGAACCCGTCCCGCCCCCGATCGCCGCCGCGATCAGCGCGCTCCCGGCGCCCGCCGTCCTCGAGGGGATGGTGCTCCACGATCCCGCCGTGCTCGAGCAGCAGCTCGCGACCTACGCCAAGAGCCGCCAGCTGCTGCTCGACTGGCTGCTCACCGGCCTCGTCCCCGGGATCGACTACATGCTGATCCATCGGAAGGTCGGGCCGCGCGGGCAAAAGACGGACTGCCCGCAGAAGGGCGATGCGACGAGCCCGGGCTGCAAGACGTGCGGGGGCAAGGCGACGCTCTGCAAGCCCGGCAGCGAGAAACTCTGCGGGCTGCTCCAGCTCCGCCCGCGCTTCCGGCGCGACGAGGAATCGTGGGAGATGCTCGGGTCCGAGGTGGGCCTCGTGGCGCTCCTCTGCGAGCTCACGACCCCCAGCGGCGTCGTCGTCTCCGAGGGGCGCGGCGCGCGCCACCGCGACCAGGACTTCGGCGACGTCAACAAGACGCTCAAGATGGCGCAGAAGAGCGCGCAGACCGACGCCGTGCTCCGGTGCGCGGGGCTCAGTGAAATTTTCACGCAGGACCTCGAAGACATGCCGGCGCCGACGCGCGATACTGAGCCGGACGAGGCGCCCTTCGTCCCGCCACGGCGGCGCGCCGCCGCGACCACCACCGCCCCGTCCGCCACGACCGAGCCTGCAGCGCCGCGCGCGCCTTCGCTGGCGCGGACGCTGCGGGCGTCAGTGGCCGAGGCGGCAGCCCGCAATGCCGAGGGGTCCTCGAGCGAGAAGGCGCCGCCGGACGCCCTTTCGCGCCCGCGCGTCGCCCGCTTGATGGCGATGCTCCACGAGGCGATCGAGGGCGAGGACGTCCCCGAGGACGCCCACGAGGAGGTGTTCACCCGCGCGCTCGAGGTGCTGCGCCAGTGGGTCGTCCGCACGCAGGGCCGCCACCACGTGAGCCATTGCTCGTGGCGGAACTACGACGAGCTCTGTGCGTACATTCCCACCGCCGTGCACGAGGCGCTCACCGCCCCGGCGCAGCGCCCGCCCGCGTCGCGCGTGGTCGCCCGGCGCTCGATCACGCGCCGCCCGACGCCACCGCGGCGCCCGCGCTACCACTAGGCGATGGCGGGCAGCGCCTGGGCGGACGCGCCCCACCGCTTGGACTTCGACCCGGCCGGCCACGTCTACCGCGTCGATGGGGCGGTGGTCCCGAGCGTCACGCAGTGCCTGGACGACGCGGGGCTCACGCCCGACTATTCCCTGATCCAGCCGCAGGTCCTCGCCCACGCGCGCCACCGCGGGATTCACGTCGATCTCTGCTGCGATCTCCTCGACGAGGACGACCTCGATTGGGCGAGCGTGGACCGCGAGGCGCTCGGCTACGTGGAAGCGTGGGCGCGCTTCCGCGAGGACCAGGACTACCTGCCCCGCGCGAGCCAGGTGGCGCTCTACCACCCCGAGCACGGCTATGCCGGGACGCTCGACTCCGTCGGCGAGCTCGCCGGCCGGTGGATCGTCGTCGAGCGGAAGGCCACGGCCCGGATGGCCGCCACGTATGCGCTCCAAACCGCCGGCTACGCCCTGCCGGGCCTCTGGGCGGCGGCCCCCGACGGAATCCTGCACCCCGTCCCGTGGCCCGCCCTGGCGCGCCTCGGCGTCCACTTGAAGCGCGACGGCGCGTACACGCTCGTCCCCTATGACGACCTCGACGATCTCGGCGCCTTCCTCGGGGCCGTCACGCTCGCGCGGTGGCGCGCGGTGCGCCGTGGTGCCTCTTGCACCACGCGCGGCGGTGGGCTACGAGTGCGCGCCTGATGGGGCGTGTCATTCCGCTGCGCCGTCGGCGGCGCCAGCGCCCGGCGGGCGCGGTGCCCGATCGCTGGAAGGTGCTCCAGATCGTCCCCGCGCGGGCGGGCTGGGTCGTGCACGGCCTCGGTTACGACGACTTCAGCGGCCCCGAGCCCGTCGTGACGACGTGGGGCGCGGCGCTGCCCGCGTGGGGGCTCGTCGAGTGGATCTGGGGCACGCCGCTCGAGGGGATGCCGCGCGCCGAGTACCACTGGGAAGCGCTCGTGGTGGATTCCTTCGGGAAGCTCGAGCCGACGACGGCGCTCGTCGAGAGCCGCTATGTGATCACGCTCGAGATCCGGGGCCCGCGCGAGCGGCCGCCGGACTGGATCGGCGGGAGCGCGGAGGCCGAGCGGGCGCGCCAGGGCGAGCTCGCGGCGTGGCTCCCGTGGCGGCCCGAGGCCAGCGACGACTAGCTGAGGCGGGCGTGCGCGAGGCGGAGCCGAGGGCGGTGATCGTGATCGTCGGCGCCAACGATCCCACGCCCGACATGCGCCTCGAGGTCCGCTGCAGCGCGTGTGGCGTCGTGATCGCGCGCGAGGAGATCGACGTGCGCCACCCGATCGACGGCGGCGCGCTCGGCGCGCAGCACGCCGCGGCGTGGCGCGCGCATCGGTGCTGATCAGGCAGGCGGCGGCTTTAAGAGCTCGAACGTCGCCGCGAGCTGCTCGGTGACGAAGGCGGCGGCGCCCTCGACGAGGACCTCGACGCCGTCGGGGCGGCGCACGTGGACCTTGTGGAGCACGACGGCCTGCGTCGTCGGGGGCTCCGGCTCAGGCGGCGGGGTCGGGGAACGGCGGCTCATCGTGAGAACCCTCCTCATCCAGGGGATCATGGACCACAGGCCGCGCGCCCCCACCAGCGCCCGGCGTGCTGGCAGGCGAGATCCTCACGACGTCGCCACGCCGCCAGCTCCCCCATCCTAGCCGAGTTGATCATGGACAAGATCGCGAAAGAAGCCCGGCGAGGCCGAGCTCACCGCCGTGATGCGCCCGCCGCCCTCGATCGTGGGGCGCAGCGCCACCCACGTCTCGAAGGCGTGCTCCCAGAAACTCACCTCGTCGGCGAGCACGCTCGTAAACGTGTGCTGGCGCGCCTGCTCCTCGCCCTCGCCGAGCGCCACGATCTCCGAGCCGTTGGGAAACTTGATCAGCCCGATGGAGTACTCGACCTCGCACGGGGGCAGCGTCGGCGGGAGGTGGCGGTGGATGAAGAGCGCGCGGCGCACGAGCTCGCTCGAGCCCTCCGTCTCGGTCTTCCCGAGTTTGCGGGCCATGAATGCGACTTTGCTGAGCGGCGAAAAGCGCGCGAGCCAGTAGTTCAGCGCGACGAAGAGCCAGGTCACGACCATGCGCCGCGACTTCGGGACCGCGAGCAGCGGGTGCGATTGCCAGCGGCGGACCAGGAGCTCGGCGTACTCGTGCGAGGGGTACCGCCGCGTCTGCCCGCGCGCCTCGTCGCGGGTCCACACGCAGTCGCGGACGAACGCCCAGGGATCGCCTTGGGGCCCGTAGGTCGCGAGCGCCTGGCGCTGCTCGAGGAGGAGCCGGGCCGTCGCCCGGATGGTCATTGGGTGGTCGGGGCCGAGCACGCGCCCGGCGCCGGGCACGCCGTCAGCCATCCTCGAGCAGCTCCCACGCGCGCGCCCAGGCCGGCGGCGGCGTGCCGGGGCGCAGGAGACGGATTCGCTCGGGCGGGATCGGGATCACGGCGCCCGGCCGCAGGGCCGTCTCGTCGATCGTAATCCCGTCCAGATCGACGACGAAGAGCGGCACGGCGATCGCCTCGAGGACGTCGGCCGCGTTCATCGCCTCAGCCCTCGGCCACCCCGCCGCCCGGCGTGACGCCGGCGGCCTCCTCGGCGGCGCGCACGAGACGGGTCGCCTGCGCGACGACGCGCTCGAGCAGCGTCTCGAGCTCGAGCAAGTCCGCCGCCGTCCTCGGGCCGAGGAGCGGCGGCTGGAGATCGCCGACGGTGCGCTGCAGCTTCACGCCCATCAGGAGCACGCGGTACCAGGGCGCGCAGGCGCGGGCCTGGGCGGCGGTCATGGCGGGAACGCCCGCGCCGTCAGATAGCCCGCCCAGAAGCTGACGACCATCCCGATCACGATCGCGAGGGCGTCGATCACGGCCGCGGCGTCTCGAGGCCGAGGAGGATCGCCGCCGCGGCCAGCACGCGCGCCTTGTCGTCGTCCGTGAGCGGCGCCAGGATCGCGAGCACGCGGCTCGCGGTCTTCTCGAGGCGCTCGGCCGGGGGCGCCGGGCGCGGGATGGCGGGCGCCTTCGGGGGCGCGCCGTCGAAGGCGCCCGCCATC